GGTGCAGAATATAAAATATTTTTAGCCGATGATAAATGGGAAAATTTTAAAACCGAGTACCTGGAAAAATATCCTGTGCTTACAATGTATAATATTGTAAACTTTTATAAGATACATATCATGTATCAACTGAAAAAACAATACGATGAAATTTTATATTTGGACTTAGACGTCGTTCCAGTTGGCACAGAAAACTTTTTTGAACATTGGAATTTAGAAAATGGAGTTGCCATCTTAACAAACAGAGCAATTGTTGACAGATCGCGTGAAGAAGTAAAAAGACGTGAAAAAAACTTTTTAAAGTCTGGTAAAAATCATAGCATACGTAGCCCTACCGCAAAATACTGGAATACAAAGGCAATGATATTTGAGTTTGGTTCATATGCAGATGATCCTAATGTTTATAATACAGGCATCGTTGGTATAAACAAACATTGGCTAGACAAGTTAAAATACTTTGACAACTTTGATGAGACTATTCAGATTATGACAGAATTAAAAAATGAAGATCCATCAATGTGGCCAAAGTATATCCAGGACATGTTTGGATGGGATAATGAAACATTGTGGGGTTTGTTTATGCATATCTATGATATTCCTATGCAAAGATTAACAAACACGTGGCATTACTTTATTGACCAGAAAATGTATATTCCACCCAGCGTAAAGCTAATCCACGTCATAAATAAAGATTTTAAAGCTGTGAGGGAATGGTGTGAAACGAATAATCTTTAGTATTTTTAGTGATAACGTAGACACAAATCATGTTAGCTCAAGTGACTACAAACTTTCTCAATTTAAAAAATATAAAGACCAGTTAAAAGCTGCACAGCAGGCATATGCTAATAAATGCGGTGCAGATTATGTTTTGCACGAAAATGATTGGACCGAATATAATGACTTACAATTTGAAAAGATTCTAAAACTTGAGCAATACGCAAATGAGTACGATCAAATTCTTTATTTAGATTTTGATGTGGTGCCAACAGAAAAAGCCGAAAACATATTTGAAGTTATTGATGATTCTACAATTGCAATGCATCCATTGGAAAGAAATCTATCTGATCAGGAATTAAGATGGATATTACAAGATGATACATTTAATATACAAAATGTATTTGTAAAAACCTGTGCTAAAAATTCTATGCTTATTCTTGAAGACCGTATGGGGAATAATAACCTTTATAATACAGGTGTAGTCTATGGTGGCAAGGATGTAATTCAAAGTCTTCGATTTGCAGAAAGACTTGATTATATGAAAGAATTGTTAGAGGAAGCAAAGGAAGATTCTTTATTCCCTGTAGAAATTAGTAGAAACTTTTCATATAATAATGAGGCATTCGTGACCTTTCTCGTTGAAAGATACGATATACCCCATACAGATTTACCACTACATTGGAATTTTATTATGGACCAAAGATTTCCAGAGAAATCAGATATAGCATACTTTTTACATCATGTAAATAAAGAATTTGAAAAAAGTTTTACTTAGTTTCTTGGTATTTACGGTATACTTTAATTGCAGCTTCAACCGCAGTGATCAAATCTTCTGACTGGCGTAGTTCTTTTTTCAATGCACGATCAGTTACAGACTTTACAAATTCTTGTTCAAACAATTCCATCTTCAAAAAGAATAACTGCTCTTTATGTTCTTCAGGATCAAACTCCATAAACAAAGCTTTAACGATAGCTTTATAGATGTTACTTGAAAGAGCTTGGTCAATATCGTAAATATAACCTTGATCCTTGGCAATCTTAATTACCGTTTCTTGGAATTCTTTGACTTCATTCTTTTTACCTTGGTATGTGTTTTCATATAAATCATCTAAAGAAATAAGCTCCTGGAGTTCTTTCCATTGTGCATCGTCATCTTTTACTTCAACCAAAGTTTCTACTAGAAGTGGTGTACCATCTTCCTGATGAGGATTTTCCGGATCTGTCCAATATGCTCTAACGCAATCATATGCACTGTTTGCAAATTCTGCAGTAACAAATTCGTATCCTAGATTTTTCATGTTATTCCTCTTTTCCGCACCAGTCTTTACATTGCCTAATTGTAATGCTTGAATCTTCCCATGATTCTGGTAAAGTATGTGTAAACCATGTACTATTTATAATGTCTTCCATCGTATTATTATGTATATTATAGCGTTCTTTATTATTATCGTATTCTTTCATGATAGATTCACGTTCTATCATTTTTTGTGTATCACTATAATAAACATTTGCCAAATAGCAACAGGGTAAAACCTGTCCATCAGGATTTACCAAAATTCGATTCTTTTCCATCCACTTACATGTTATTTTCATTTGTTTACTTGCCATGTTTTTTTATCAATCGTACTTTTTTCAAGTACTTGAGCATCACCGTTTTCATCAATAAAATCAAATACAGAAGAATGCTTATAGAATCTATCTGATTTAGTATAAATGATTGTGGACGCTCCGTTTTTAAATACCATATCCTTTATGTCATCCAAGTAATTTTCATTATGTTTAAAGACAATTGTTTTTACTTTTGTATGAGCAAGTGTTTGTGAATGTGCTTTCATATTCTTTAACACTTTATCTAGTTCAGTCTTACGTCTATAATGGCTATGCATTTTTTGATCAATACCATCAATTGCAAAGTATGTAGTTAGCTGCTTTCCACCAGCAATTCCTAAATCCCACCACCATTCTTCATCACGAATCGATGCATTTGTATCTAAGTATATTTTTGCATTTGAATATTCTACAACATACTCTACCATTTTCATAATATCTTTATTCATTACAGGATCTCCCCAAGTTCCACAAAACTCAAAGACTCCCCATATATTATCTTCACGGTCTTGTTCGTGTAAACGGTAAGTGTTTTTAAACGTATCAAAATCCCATTGGTGATAGTTTAACCATTTAGCCATACCTAATCCATTTGGATCTGTTCTATGGCATTGTGGACATCCTGCATTGCAAAATGTAGAAATATCTAAAAACACCTGTAAATTACGAGGTCTATATCTATGTGTGCTCATTTTCCTATTACCATATATCTTGTAAAATCGCCAAGATTTAATTCACCTTTATAAAGTATTTCTAATCCTGTATATTCAACAAACTCATCCAATGATTCCGAGCAATTAATATGTGAATGTAAGTCGAAAAAATTATTTGATTGTAAAGCAAATAGCTTGTTGCCAATACATCCTAATTCATCTATAAGATTTGTAATATCTTCACGTTCTATGTGTTCAACAGACGTACATACAAAAACATCAGCATCATAATATAATTTCGGATCAATAGCATCTTTAATTTTAAAATTAATTTTACTATCTGGAAATAACTCATTCCCAATAATTGCAGTTACTCTATCAATGTCCAATGAAATGATTTTATTTTTATGGTAGGATTGTCTTAGTAAATGTGGAAGAAGACCATACCATGCACCAGCACACCATATTTCACCTTTACCATTATAAATTTTAGATAATTCATCGACCAACCATTGTTTACTTAACCAGTGGTTTGAATCTAGACAATGGACAATATCTTTGATACGATACATGTCCTGTTCCCAAATATCATCGTCATATCTAGAACCATCATATATTTGTTCTATCAGCTTTAATCCACGATTTAATATCATCGGATCCATAATCAACTTCCTCAAATGTAACTACTGGTGCGTTTGTATTATGAGTGTATTTATAGGACTGCACAAAATCTTGAGGGAATGTATCGTATTCAAATCCTTCATGCACAATAAAACGATCGATACCTGCGTATTTCCTTAAGTAATAATCCTTTGACGAAGAATTAAACTTATTCCATATTTGGTGTATCTCGCGGTTGTTTGCATCCCACGTGATGACCGAGGAGTTAACCTTTACATCAAAATGGTGTTTCTTGTTATCCTGCACGTGTGTCTTAAAATAACAATCAACTAACGTAAGTTTATTCCAATCTACTATATTCAGAATATACCACGGATCATACCGAATGTAAACATCTAAATCAAAAAAGATGCATTTACCTGTTAATGGAAAATTTTCAGAAAAAAGTGGTAATTTATTCCACCAAACCTTTAAAAGGGGTTTACTTTGGATGGGAATTATGTTAATATTATAATTGAGTCCAGATGGTTGTTCGGTATAACAATAGAAGTTAAAGTCCGGCCGGTACAAAGAATCATATAATCTATTCACGTCATCTGCAGAATACTTTGTACCCCACTTCACAAAAATCACATTCATATCTAAACTTGATAAATCCTTAAATAATAAGTACTAATAGCAACAGCTGTACCATCTGGAAACTCTTGTGCACGGTAATCATCAGCATTAACAAATCTCGTTTGGTAATTACCAGATCCATTTAAACGAGTGTCGGTCATACCTGATCCGCGGTTATTACCAGCTCCATTGATTCTATATCTAATTCTACTACCAGTAACATGTTCTGCAACATACTTAATATTATCACGGATAGTGCTCTGAATTCCTGATGATGAATATACACTTAAATTTCCGTCACTACGTACTTTAACTGGTGTAGTAAAGGCTGGTTGAGATCCAGAATTTGTTCTAAACAAATAATAATTTGTAACAGTAGTAGGTTGATCTAATGCTTCCGGAATTGAACCTGCACTATATGCACCTACGTTCGCTCTTGTATCTGAAAAGACCGGTGAAGAACTAATAAGTGTATGTCCAGATAAACTGTTTGACGTATGGATACGATATGTACCGGGTTGATCTGAACCATTGGTTAAAGTATCAATGGCTGGATAAATAATTGTATCCCAAAAATCGATTTGAGTCATAGCACGAATATTTCCGCCATCATAATACGCAGGATATTCGACACTGTTTGGATCACCTGGATCGGTGGTACCATCTGACGATTGAGTAATTCTATCATATGTTGTAGTTACAGTACCAGGCTCTGCAGTCTCTGCTTCAGTGGGATATCTAGTCGTAAATGATTGGTATGCTCCAGCAGATTTTCTTGTATCACTAATTGCGTCAAGATTACCTGAGTTTGCAACATGTGACAAATCTACAGAAGGTGATGTGCCATACAAATATCTCGCATAATCACGAAGTGCATTAATTTCAGCATCACTCATTTCTTGTAGATGATTGGCCGCTGTGAGCTTTAATGGTCTCCGAAATGCCATACTTTATTCCTCATTAAGATCCAGCGCCATAGAGAGTTTTTACTGCTGTCCCTGCTGAGTTATATATTATCAATTCTACTTCGTCTTTAAGCTGTGCTCTTGCAATACCATCGTTCTTAATTGAAACTGCACCAGATGATACACTAAAGTTTGTGGAACTAAATGATGCAATACCTTTAGCAGAGGTAGTTGCGTTGTTTGCAGCAATAACGCCTGAACTAAAAGTAATCGGAGCAGTTGCTGAAATATGAGCTCTAACTTCGGCCGCGCTTGGACCAGTATATGTAAATTCGCCAGTTGTTCCATTATAACTAAATGAACCGTCACCACCAGCATCTACTGCACTTACAGCAGCACGGGCATCGCCTTCAGCTCTTGTTGTGGTATAATATAAGTTTGTACCTTCTGGCAACTGTGTTGTTGTTTTGCCATTAAAGTATAGATTTGTAGAACCTTCCGCAATATCATCTGTACCAATTGTACCCGAACCACCTAGTGATAACGTAATACCATTTAGTTCTGTATTATCATAAAACAATTGACCATTTGTAATTGCTGAGTTTGGAATTGTAACATGTCCATTTGCATCAACATTAAATGTATCTGAGTCAAAGCTAGCTACGCCTACTCCATCAGATTCTGTTGCGTACTTAGCATTAAATTCGCCTGTAGTGTCATCATATGTTAGACCAGCTAATGGCCCTTGCGCAACACTTAAATGTCCACGTACTTCAGCGTCTGTTACACCAGTAAATGTAAATTGTCCATTGGTATTATTATACTGCAATAGACCTCCACCACTATCAGAGACAACACTAAATTTAGTGTGGAAGTCTGAATCAGTATTGACGCGAGCAAAAACTTCATTAACAGCTTCAACCAAACTACTTTTTGCAATAGTATCAAGGCTAGATAATTGACCAATTGAGCTAAATGCTGAATCAATGTCAATTCCTGCTTCACTATCTACTAAATCAACTCGAGTTTTAAGCTCATTAATTGCACCAACAACGCCGTTTGCGGTTGTAGTCAAAGACGAAACATCACCAACAGAATCAACAAGCTGATTAAATCTCAAACGCTGAGAGTTAATCGTATCGTTTAATTGTACGTAAGGTATTTTTGAATTAGGCATTTGGTTTGTTCTCTAATAGTTGCTTCAACATCATCTTAATTTCACTTACGTCAGACTTTAAATTTTCAATCTCTTCACGTTCCTGTAACTTCTTTAAACGAGCTTGCTTGGCTTGTATAGCCTTAGAGCTATTTATATTCACGATCATACCGGTCGATATATCTTTCATCAAATCAGGATGATCCTTTATAGGTACAAGTTTTCTCATTATGCGGTAGCGATTGTTCTTAGATTTTTAAACTCAGGAACGTTTGTAGATTTTGTTGAATGCATCGTGATCTTAATCTGATACTTATCAAAGTCTGCAATATCAAATACATTAAATTCAAATTGTCTAAACATTTCTGTAGTACCAATTTGAGAATAGTTTGAAGTGTTTGGTGGATTCACTGTTGTACTAAACTGTGTCCATTCAGTATCAGCTATTCTTGTACTTGAACCAGCTTGGCGTGTTCTATACCAAATTTTAAAGTCGGTTCCATCAGGCTTAATTGCATCCACCAATACACGAATTGATGATGCTGTTTCTTCTAATGTAAATATGTCAGTTAAATAGCGAGCAGGTGATGTACCGCCTGACGCTTCTGTTTCTGAAATATAATCAAATGTAGTCATTAGATTTCTATTGGATCCAGTGTATCCATCAGAATCTTGATAATCGATAAAGTTTGTATGAGTTTTAATTGATGCACCATTAGCATTAACATATGGAGCAACATACTTACTACTTGTATTCATAATAAACTTGACGATAGTTGATGGATCGCCATTTAATTTAGTTGGTTCATTTTCTTGTGCAGAAGATGCAATTACATGTGGATGGATAAATTTATTAATTCCATTTAGTGTAATAGCAACATCTGTTGAACGCGTGTATGCAGTTTCGTTACCAGCAATTGATTGGATTGTAGTAAAATCACCACCAGCTTCAATTGATGTATAAGGAGGTGTTTCATACGGAGCTGACAATACAAATTCATCCAATTGATATTGTTCAGTAGCATATACAGAAGTTCCACCAACGTTCTTTGTAAGTGTAGCGTTTGAACCTGCAGTAAATGTATAACCCCAAGCATCAGCACTATCAATTGTTTTTGTGCCTAATAGCTGTGCACCGGCAATACCATTAATAGTGTCACCAGAATCAAAGCCGGCTGAATCAGTTGAAAGTGTAACTTTATCGCCAATAAGGAAACCATGAGCAGGATGCAATACACGAACCTTAGGAGATCCTGCAACCATACGAATTGGATCTGCTGGATATCTATGTAGACGTTCAGTAAATTCGTTTTCACCTAATGCTTTTACTGGTGGATTTTCTGCAGTAAAGTATGCGGTATTACCAGTTGCATTAAACACTGCACGGTATACTTTAAATGCCAAGTCAGTAAATTGGTCCTTGTTCCATGCAGTACCATTTGATGATTGGTACATTACACCAGAGTTTAGATCTTTTGTAACCAACTTTGTTGTTGAATTTGCTAAGTGTTCACCTTGAGTACCTACCCAAAGTTTATAACGCCCAACCTTAGCCGATGTAGATACAACAATCGCATACTCAGTATTATTTTCTACATAAATTGGTTCTCTAAAAGTAAACTTTACTTCAGTAGAATTACTAAATGTAGTTGAAGCCGCAGCTCTTACAGTTGCAGCTGAAGCTTTTACTCGTGATCCTTGTAAGAATCGTGTAGCAGAAGGGACACCACTTTCAGTAACTGGCCTTAATTCAACAAATACCGGTTGTTGAAGTTGTGCCGATGTAGGGGCTGTTGCAAAGAATAGTCCAACGCCTGTTAATACAGATCCACCTGGCTCAGTGACTCTGAAACTTTGAGCGATTGGATTTTCTTGCTTAGTAAGTTTTAATGTACCTGTCATTTTTTATTAATCCCAAGGATTTGAAGAAGTTCTGTCTGAGCCAAATTCACTCCAAGAAGAACTCCAATTTGATGTACTATTGCTATACGAGTTATTTGAATAAGATGTAGTCGAAGTTCCAGTAATGTTATTTGTAGTAGTATATGACCACGAATAACTTCCATCGCCTGCTGGAATTTTCTGTGAAGACATTGTAAATGCTGGACCGTCGTTACCACCGTTATCATTATTCGGAGGAGGAGGACTAACCCAAACCTGATAAGATTCTTGATATTTTTTCTGATATGTATAATATAGCTCATACTCACCAATTGCTTGATACTCAGCTTCACCAATAGATAAGCAATCATCTGGTTTAAGCACACTGATATCAATGGCTGTTAATGTACGTGTTCCGGTTGGAAAGTTTGTGGTTGAATTACTTTGGATGTAAAACAATCCTTCAAGCTTACCTGTATTGTCTGTATTAAGCGGCCCATTTAGATTTGTCGGACCTCCATGTTGAGAAGGAAATTTTGTGGCTTTAATGTATTTATCGCCAGGATTTCTAAGTGCACTATTTTTAGCTTCAGCATTAAAGTCATCTAAGTTATAACTTGTATTGACCCATCTATTTACTTGCTTACCATCAAAAAACAACCAATGAGGTGTACTAGGTCTTAAGCCTTCGAATTGAAAGAAAACAAACCGAGGACGGATAATTGAAATTTCTTCATATCCCAAGTCTTTTTCAATAGTTTTATATTTTGTTCTATATTTTGTTACATATGGCATATTAGCTACCTTGTCCTTCGCCTTGCGATGAAACGGCTGTTGATCCTTTTGGCAAATAGGATTCTGTTTGGTCTACCTGATAACTTTCATCAACCTTTTTACGAATTCTCCAAGTATCCAAATCTGGCTCCATGATACCTGCACCTTTTGATTTTGAAATCTCAAATTGGTTTACATCAATATATTTAGATGCAATTGTCTGATCAATCATTACTTCTTCAGTATATTTAGGCCAAACGCTATTGCCTTTTTTCACGACCCCTGTTGACAAATCTGAATCGTAATATAAGCCAATTTGTCTTTTAAAGCCCATTGGTTTCATAATTTGAGCATCACGATTAATCATTGCGCGATAATCAGGATCATTTACCTTTGACTTTTGATTATTTGTAAATCCGTCTGCAGTTAGTCCAAGTTTAATTCTATCAGGATATGTAGCATCGGTTGGATCTGGCACAGTTAGTCTAACGGTATCCAATTCAGCTTGCGTAATTGTTACTGCTTCTTCAAGGTTGTCAATACGTTTTTCCAACCGTTGAATGTCGGACATTTTATATCCAAGATTATCATAGTCTTCAACCAAAACATCAGTAGTACCAATAACATATGGTGCTAGCGTAATATTATGTAGTAACATATCATCTTTTGAAATGTTAGCAGATTTCTTTGGTACGTTTTGGGTTTTACCATTATATACATTAATTGAACCATCAGGACCAAGTGTTATAGTGTCAACTCTTGGCTGGTAATATTTAGCAGTTCCAATTGTAATCAAACCTGTGTTTTTAGGAAGTGGTTCAATTACTGCGGTTGAACTTGAAAAGTCATTATTAACACGAGACTTAGAAGGTCTCATGTCAATGACATCTGCCAAAATATATTCTTTACCTGTGCTTGTTACATATGTTGGAATGTTTTCATATTCAATATCTGGATATGAAGCTTTACCACCAAAGTAATCGCCATCTGAATGAGAGAACCAATCGTAAGTTACTGTAACAGTACCAGCTGGACTCGAAGCACCCGGTTTTAGTTTACCAGAACCACGCATATAGAAATCATCACGTTGTCCATTATCAAATCTAAATCTATGTGTAATATCTTCACTTGTTGTATCATCTACAACACTTGTAAACTTATAAATGTCTGTCCGATCAAGCTCAAACTTACCACTTGAAAGTGATAGACCTGATTGGACTCTACCGGTATTTAAAGATTTAGTTTTACGTTGAGCTGTAATCTGCTCATACTGTAACATGGTTACAGCAGAGTTAAATGGCAGTCCAGTAATAAGAGCAGAAGTTGAAGGTGTACCAGATACAGAAGGTGGTGAGAATAACTCGCCTGAACTATCAACTGAAACAATCCAGTTTTCTTGATCTGTTAATGTAGAACCTGAAATCTGTTGTGTAAATGTTGCGTTACCCGATCCGTCTGAAGTTGTAGTTGCAACAGTACCAACTGACATTGTTACATTACTAATTTCGTATACACGAGTACGAGGTAGTTCAAACAATAAAGAATTTTCTTCTTTATCGTACAAATCATATCTGCCACTAATTGCAGTAAGGTTAGCAAAGTTATCTGCATCCCAGCCAACACTTCGTACAGCGCCAACTGAATATGGTGAACCTGCACTTGAATCCATTTTTACATCGAATACATGGATGCGATAATCATTATCATATTCATCCATACCACGAATTCGAGCAGAACCAATTATACTGCCACCTCTATTTGTGGCAGAATACAAATTAATGTTTCCAAGGTTATCAATTCTTTGAACTAGACCTTTAGCAGTTGTTGCAAGGAAAAAATTACCATAACGTGCTGAAATAAACTCATTTGTTTTTGTGTGTAAATCATCAGTCAATGAACGTGGCTTTTGTACACGGATTGTTTCTGGTACTGGACGTTCAATTCTATTGCCTTTGATATAGCCAACACCACCGCTTACTTTATAAAGCAAATGAGTTGATTCACTATCTTCAGCAACTTCCACATCAAATTCACCAAATGGATTATCACGTACAACAAAGTTACCGGTAATATTTTCAGTGCGGCCAGCAAGAATATCACCTACTTCACTTAGTAGATTATCCTTTGACTGTAGTGCACGAGCTACACCTTTTTTAATTTCATATAATGGATAGAATGTATCACCTGAACTAACATTTGCTTTATCGATCAGCGTCATTGTAATTTTATATCTGTCAGCACCTGGAGATGTAAGGTTAGGTGTTGAACCAGAATTATCATATAGTGCAATATCATCTGTTGCAGTTATAATTTCTTCTGTTAATTTGAAACCAATAACAGCATCTGGACTAGAACTATATTTAGAAATTACTAATGATTGCTTTTCTACCATAATAATATGGCCAGCAACAAACGTATTAAACTGTGGAACTTCTACAAATGAGCCTTTACCAGTAGCAGGATTTGCAGAGGTGTCGGTTGTCTGTACATTCAATGTACCAGATAGTGAACCAGTATTATATGTAAGAGCTTCACCGGCTTCAAAGATACGAGGACCGGTAGCAGTGTTTGTTGAAGTATTATTGTTTGAGCTTACATACTTTACAAGTAAAGTGTTATTATCTGATCCAGACGCAGGAACAATTGCCTTAATAATGGCTGTAACACCAGATGGATTTTCTACCTCTTGATCTACAAGTAATCCATATCCTGTTGGAAGCGAATCAACTTTCACAAATCCAAGAGCATCAGGACCTGCTGAAATTGCACCATAAGATGTGTTAAAGATTCCACCTTCTCTAAAAATAAAACCTGCTAGCTTTGCAATTTCTTCTTGGATAATTGTTTGCGATTGAGTAAGTTCACGTGCTTGCAATGCACGACCGTTATTAAATAAGATACGATGGTAATGATCGCTATCTCTCCAATCATCATTGTAGTTACTCAAAAAAGTTGATTGTGTTACTTGAGTTGCCATAGTCTATCCCTAAAGTTTAATAACGACTTTAATATCTTCTGTTTGTCCTGCGTCACGAGCAGTAGGTGTTGCTCTGTTATCAATATACAATAAATCGCCAGAGAAAATATCTATATCTGGATCAACTGCAGCAGAATCAACTGTAAGTGCAGTAGCTGTATAATCATCAACTACAAGAGCTTCACCCGATTGGAATTGTTTAAAGCCTGTATTTTCATCTTGGTGATACCAGAATGTGCTTGAATCGTCGTAGAAGTCTACCCATGCTTGAGCAGTTGACAAAGAACCTGTCATTTTTACATCGTTTGAATAATTAATATTACCAGGTGCTGTAGTAATTGTCAGTTTCTTAACTGCTGTAGCTTCAGATGAAGTGAACTTTGTATTTGAATTATATTCTGTTGGATTTCTTAATACACCAATTTGTCTATAATCGTTACCAGTTACCCATTTATTATTTACAGTTCCATCCGGTTTAACGTTTAACATAATAGACGTAGATCTCAAATCATCTCTTGGATCTGAGCCAAGTCCATTATTTGGACCGAAGATCGGAACAACTGTTGCAGGATTACCGCCGCCAGATAATGTACCTGATCCAACTGTAACGTTTGCGTATGTATATCCTGAACCCATATTTGACAAAACTGGCGCATTGGCCGAATCACCTACTTCAACTGCTTGAATACCACCAGAAGTATTTAGAATTGCTCGTCCTTTTGCTCCTGTTCCATTACCAGTAATTGTAATAGAAGGTGCTGATGTATAAACACCACCTTGATCTACAACACGATATCCAACAATCTGTCCGGGGATTCCTGCGTTTTGGATAGTGTATTGGCCAAAATATGGGTCAGTCGCAGCAGCAGAATCTACATACTTGACTGGCATAAAGTTAGCGGTAAGAAAGCTATTCGCATCAGCTGTTGAAATTGTATACAAATATTTCCAAACATAACCATCTGTTTCAATAGGTAATGTTGCATCTGTATGATCCGGTTTAACTGTAGAAACCTGTATAGTACCAGTTGAGCTTTTACCACTTTTTACACAAAGATAAACATTGTTATCATCGGTCCGAACGTAAAATGATTGAGCAGGTTGTCCTATAGCATTATCACTATACGCTGAATATACGGTATTTGAGGACCAATCATACAATGGAACAACAAATGAATGAGCTTCAACAGATTTCAATGATTGCATACTATATCTAAATCTACGCTCTTCACGTTGGTTTTCAACAGGAGTTGGTGAAATGTCAGTGTTATCATCTGGTTGCCATTGCTGCGAACGTGAGATAGCAACGTAATAGTAATTATCTGAGTCACCAATATTAGTGCCATCTAGCTCATCATATAAAGATTGAGCTAAAAGTTTTTTAATTTTATCTGTAATAATAGCTGTCATTGTTTTTTCCTATTACGTAATATCCACATCTGAGTCACGGCTGTAACCGACTAGATACCAATCGTCTCCATCCCAAAGTGTTGTACATGCGCCATATTGACGAATTCTAATTGTTGTTCCTGCAGTAAAGCTACTTGGTGTAATAATTGCATCACCAACACCTTTGTTAGTAAAGTACTTAATTTCACCTGTTACGTTACCATCTGGTAGTGTTAGGTTTAATGTAGAACCTTTATTGCAAATTACATGAGTAACTGTACGTGGAATTTGCTGATCACCAGTAATCTCTGATGAACCAAAGGCAATCTTTTCAATGATAACTGCACCTCGGTTACGTCCTCTAAAGTCAATACTAATATCAGAGTCTGCGCCATGTGCAGAAATAATAGGTGATTGTCCAGCAACAGCATTTGCAATATCAAAGTGATTAACGGCACCAGTAGTTGCAGAAATTTCTAAGAAGTCTGCACCATTGATGTCGAATATATGGTCAACAATACGAGGTGAATTAATAATCGCGCTGTCTAAAGTTTTATTTTCTAGTGTTTGAGTATCAGTTGTACCAACAACTGCACCAGCTGGAATTGCTTTAACCGCACCATCTGCATTTAAGTTACCAGTGGAATCCGAAGTAACAAAGCTAAGAATAGGCAAGCCACATAGAACATTACTATCAGCGTTCAATGTTTTATTTGTTAAAGTTTGAGTGGCTTCATTAAGAGTAATTACGCCATCAGAATCTGGAAGTTCAATGCTTACGCTAGCGCTTCCTTCAATAAAACCTAATTTAGTAATATATGTATTGCCAGGGAAATCAATTCCGCTATCAGTTAGTTTTACGTTTGCGCCTAGTGTAGCGCTATCACCACCTAGTAAAGCATACAGTTCTGCGAAATTATTATTTATTTTGGTACCTGATTGGCGTAGTGTATCGCCAGTACCGTCATTCGCAACTGTGCCAGTGTTAATAATTTCTCTTGCCATATCTCATAGCCCTAAAGTTTAAAGTATTTATACCACTATGACTCGTCAGAATCATAATCAGTGCTGTATTTGTGTAAGTCGAAGGATTGTTTCTTGAGTAGTGAATCGCTAATTGAACCAGCACTGTCAAGATCTGAATCAGACATTGTTGGATAATCTCTAATTGCACCACCAGCATCTGAGTCATCAGCCGTTTTAGAATTCGGATTCAAGAAGTCACCTAGTGAATGATAGCCGGTTTGCAATTCTTGTAATGTAAGATTCTGATAATGCTCAACCATGCTACGTTCGATTTGACGATCAAGAGTACCGGAATCACCAGGTACAAGCAATGTAACATCAGCATCATATCCACCAACACCTACATTTGCAACTGCAGCAGACGCAACAAATTCAGGAATTGCAGCACCAACTTCATCCTGTATGTATGGAATCCCTACTTCATTTGAAGAAACGATTAAAAGCTCTGAGCCAAGATACATACCGGCTGGATGAACAAATAATTTATATACGTCTTTCCATTCAGTAATTGATCGATCAACTCGGATAAGCAACGACAAAACTTGATAAAGCTTATCATCAGTAATAAACTTACGAGATTCTGGCCCGATCTTAGAAGCTTCAACTTTAACCTGCAGTCCATTATCATTTGTGACTGCCAACTCTTTATCAATCTCAGGACCTACTTTAAAAATGTTTTCCTTAGGATAAATAACTTGAGGGTCTACGCCAAAGAATCCACGGAAAAATTGTTCAATTGCATACTTTGTACCTTTTGATCGGTACAATAAATTAGAAAACTTAATAGCTTCACGTTTGTTTTGGAATCCACCAAAGTATGCTTGTCCAAGTAGAAGCTCATCTTCCAAGTATGATAGCAAGTCATCAGGAACTTGTGTTGCATCTCTTGATAGATAAAGATCTTTAATTTTTTGATTAGGGTTTCCGTCAGAATCCATCCAATCATAATACTTTTCAAACAAAGTAATAAGCTTGGGGAAATCTTCTCCAAAGTATTCTGGTAGAACATTTTCAATATCGGTCTTCTTCAAATTGAGAAGACGACGATTATTGTCTTTTAATGTTTTATCTTTATAATTTCTAGCCATATTAGTTCGTTGCTGCTACAATTACACCTGAAATTGAAGATCTATTTGGATCAAATACTAGCAGGTCATTTCTAAGTGGAGATAATGCAGACTGGTTTGCAGGTACAGCTGAAAGTTTAATTTCGGTTTCACCGCCAGAAATTGATGTAACGTTAAAGTAGTTAATTGTTACAACTCCAGTTGATGCATCATAGGATCCGATGTTATCTACAACAACAGAACCACCAGCAACATTTACAATTTGAATAATATTGCTAGATAGTTTATTTTTCAGAACACATTGGATACCGTTATAAGCAAATTGGTTACTATCAATGATAAATTGGTCATCGTCAGGCGCTGAAATAGAAACTGGGAATCTTAGTTTTTGTGAATTAGTAATTGAAGTAGATGCAAGTTGTGATCTTGTATATGTATAATTACTTGTTGTGTATTCATTATTAACAAGATAAGATGCAGCATCATTAAACTTTTTCTTTGTAACAAGATCTACCACATAATTAATTTGATCCGCTGTCAAAGTATTCAGTGTTAGTGTATTAATTACAGAAATAAGATTCGGTGATGTTGGCACAAATCTTTGTTGCATACGAATATCTGCTCTTGAAGACAGAATAGCATTCGAAGATTCATCAATATCTGTTAACATATTTGAACGTCTAAACGATTGTTTAAACTTACCAATAGAACCATTGAAGTAATTTGTAATAATATTTGAAACATTATCTTGCACAGCATTCAATGTTTGGTCTGTTAGTTTTGGATTAAACTGGAAGAAAGTATCTGTTTCAATAAATGTAGTAACTGGATCTACAAAACGTAGGTTAAAACCAACGATTGACAATTGATTTGCCAAGTCAATAATACCACGTTTTGTTTCTTCTTGTATTGCAGAAGCCACATCATCTTCAAATAGAATAGAAGTATAGACTGCACCGTATTCTGGATTTAAGTCATCCTCTCCACCCCAAGCAACAATATCTTTAATTAGTGTAGAATAGTTACGTAAAATTAGAGATGAATAGTCATCTGCTGTAACCATTCTGTTTTGAGTTGCATATTGAAACGGT